CACGACACAGCATGGTCATGTTCTCAGCCTCGATCTGCTCGGCCGTCGGAGTGGTGGCTCCGGTCTTCTTGGCCTCGTTCAGACGGGAATTCATCCGAGTGCGCTGAGCAGCCTGCCAAGACTCGGAGTCCTTGCCACTGATAGTGACGTACATCCCCAGGCCTTCCTTGGTAACTGGATGGCGCAGCTCAATCTCCGAGGACTGAGACGGCATGAGGGACTTGAGATCGAAAAGAGCTTTCTGCATTGGGAGCCTCCGTTTGCAGTTGTTGTGAGGATCGAGCCTGGGACTAGGCTCGGGTGAGTACGACCTGGCTGGCGTCCGTGGAGTTGTAGATGGCCTGGAACGGCAACTGGATCGTGATGGGACCTTCGTTCTGGGTGGGAGCCTTCGCAGCGCCGTACTTGACGGAACTCATCTTGTACTTATGGGTGCGAGTGGTACCCATCGTGAACTCAATGCTGGTGAGCGTCTCGTTGATGAACTTGTTGTAAAGAGCAGCGTCCTGGAGGTAGGCGGTGATCGTACCAGTGACGTTGCTTCGGCCGAAGTTCACGTCTGCAGCCGTAGCAGCGAAGAGCGTCTCCGCAGCCTTGGCGTTGTTGTCCAGGCTGAAGTCCAGCGCGGTGATGATGGCGATGTTGCTGCCACCTTCCTTGATCGAGCCGTTGAAGGTGTCGAACGGAGAACCACCGAAGCTCGCGAGAGGGGTAGCATCCACGGAAGCACCGCCGAGGACCATGTCCAAACCGATGAAGCTGAGCTTGCCAGTGCAAGGAGCTCCTGGTTTAAGGCTGGCACTGAACTTGTCGATGACGCAGCCCTTGTAAAGACGATACTGACTGATGTCGGTGTGGCCAACTTCGATCGAGATGCCACGCCGTGTAGTACCAGCCTTGAGCGTGTCGCCCTGGGTGCAGGTCCTGCCAGCAGAAGCTGCTTCGTCCACCATACCAGTGAACGAGGTCACAGTCATGGTGAGCGCGTTGACCGCGTTCAGGATGAAGTAGTTGTTGTTGCCTGGAGCGGTGAACCCGCCGAGCTTGATCATCATCCCAGCCAGGAATCCGTCAGTGATGAAAGACCCCGAAGGCCTGGTGATAGTTCCAGTGGCTGCGGTGATCTGGAGCGTGGTCGCGGTGCTGGTGACGACGCCAGTCCATGTGCCGCCTAGGGCAGCTTCCAGGAGAGCATCGAAGTCGTAGGGCATGAGCTCCACATCGACGTCACCATCGACTCGCTTTGCGCCGTGGCGGAAGTCTGCGATCTGACGGTCGGAGCGCAGCTCAGAGGACTGGAAGGTAGACTTGGAGAGTTCAATGCTGTTGCCAGTGGAGCGGAGAGGACGGTAGACGCCAGGTCCTGCGGGAGAAGTGCCGAAGATGGACTCGATCGCGTAGAGCAGCGAAACTCGGGAGCCCTGAGCATTGGAAGGCATGGTGGCCTCCTTTAGTTAGGCTGGTCTGATTGCCAGCGAATCGTTACGGGGAGAATAAACCACTCGTGACCTTGCTTGCTGGATTCTGGCCATGCTCGGACTATCTTTACCTCGGAGCCATCCTCGGTCAGTATAAGTCCACGCTTGAATAGAGCAACAAGCTGGTCTGCAATTGCAAGGGCTGGACCGCGACCTTTCCCAGCAGGGTAATGGATCGCGATCTGGTATAATCCGAAACATCGGTTAGCCGCATCGGTCCCTAATGCAGCAGCCACAGGCTCTGCTGGGAGGAAGATGGAACGCAGGTACGGTGCGTCATGAACGGGATCGTAGTTCTGGTTCTCGGTCTGGAGACTTGGCATGTCTGGAAGTGTCTCCAGAAACTTCTCAAGCGCAGCTTGGATCTGGACGTAGCTCATTTCAGCCCTCCCAGAATCGCGTTCATGTGCTCCACGATTTCAGCAACGGAGATCCTAGCCATACCTGCAGGTGCCTGAGTGCTGAAGCCTTCTGCGGTGACCTTGGCTGTCGGGACCTTGAAGAAGTTCCGATAAAGACCCAGCTCGACTGTTGGAGCATAGGGCAGGTTGTTGACTACGTAGACATGACCACCAGCCTTGATCTCAGATACTGCGGGGACCTGCTTACCACCAGTGTTAGCGAGAGTGCCGCTAGGTCTGGAGTCAATCCCAATCTGCCAATTTGCACGCAACATGCCAGTGTCAACTGGAGTCTTGCGAATCACTCTTGCGAAAAGATCGAAGACAATTTTACGAACAGCCTGATCTGTCACGATGCCGCACTTGATCGTGAAAGCTCGAACCTGATCGGAGAACTGACTCTTCACATTCGCACCAGAAGGGAATTCAGTACTGTTAGGCCTTGGAATACTGAGGGTTGGTTAGCAATGATCTGGTGGCTTACACCATCGAAAAAGATTTTGCTGCCAATGATCGGATTCACTCCATCTTCAGCTGCAAGACTGATCTCGATGTCACCAGTGCGGACGTTCCCCTCACCGAACTTGAAACCCAGCGCTTTTTGCTGCGTAGAATTGCGGACACCGTGGCAGACGACTTGTGGATCGTAGACCTCGGTGACCGTGCCGGAGGTAGTATCCTTCGTGGTACCTACGACAGTGGCCAACATCATCTTCTCGCCGTACTTGACGATTGCTGCTGAGGCTTGCTTTCGGACCATCTCTGCCATACTCATGAGCGGACCACCTTAGCGTAGACGGTCTTCAGGAATGGATTGATCATCTGGCGCACGAACGGAGTGAGATTGTTCAGGCGCTGGTTCTCGTCGAAGGTGATTTGGATAGGACCCACCTTCAACTCTTTGAGGTTTGTCATGCCGTTATCGGACGTGCGATCTTCCGACAGGAGAGATCCCGCAAGTTCAGCAGTCGCCTGCTTCATTCGGTTGGGAACGACATCTAGAGGGAGCGGATAACCGTCCTGATCCTTGCCACCGTAGCGAGGCCACCTTAGTGCTTGACCTTGCACGCCCTTGACACCCACGTAGTCATAGTTGTCGAGGGCCATCGTCGCTTGGATGAGTGCTTGCTGCTTCGTAGGGACGTCCGCCGCTAACCAAGTCGTCCCATAGAGGCGCTGTCCCCAGTATTCGTCTGCGAATGCGACGTCACAGTAGGAGTTTGCCAGGGGATCGGATGGGGTCGCGTTGAAGGCCATTACTAAACCGCAGCTTCAGGGAACTTGGCCTTGAAAGCGTCCTTGATGGCAGTGACCATCATGATCTGCGTGAGTTCCTCGGGGTCGAGTGTGATCTCGAACTGCTCGAGAGCGTACTCGGCGAGGTCAGCCTTCTTCCAGGTGTCCAGCTTCTCAGGAAGGCTCAGCGGTGAGCCGGAATTAGGGCTAGAAGACTCGGAGGGGGTGTTCCCCTGCCCAGCGTCAGCCGAATCGTTCCCGGAACCTTCTTGGGCATCCTGAACGGAATTGACGTAGAGTTCGTACATCTCGGGGTGCGCGTCGTAGTCGGACAGGTTGAGAAGAACCCAGCCCTGGGGATGCTTCGCCGAGACGATCTTGACCGTGAGTACATCGGACATGGATCTCTCCTTTTAGCCTCGCGAAGAAAGAGCCGGGGTGAGCTGGAGGCTCGCAGTTGCTCACCCCGGCTGTCGTCCAGACTAGGCCTAAACGCGACGACCACGAACAGCCCGAGAGCCGTCCAGAGTCTTCATGCCGTAGAGGCAGTCCAGAGCGACCTTCACCGTGCTGTTGTCAGGCATGTAGAAGACCCGAGCACGAATGGAGAGACCCGTGACGGGGTCGGTGATGCTCTCGATGCGAGCGCCGAGCTGATTCCCCATGTCGCTCAGGGGAGCCATGGCCAAGCAGAAGGCATTGCGATGGAAAGCAAGGGAGTTCACCTTGGAAGCAGGCGCAGCAGCCGTGAGGAAAGTCACGACTTCAGAACCCGTAGTGGCCACTTCCAAGCCACCCGCAGCGCCAGGAGTGGCGGCAGTCGTGGAATCGCTGGAAGTGAAGGCGAGACCCGTGAGGGTGCCACCGGAAGCAGTCAGGTCAGCAGTCACGACGTACTGGTGGGAGTGGCCAGCGATTGTGAAGCAGTCCCCCTTCTTGATCACAGCCGTGGTGCCGACGCTCGTGACGTTCATCGTCAGAGCACCCTTGGTCGCTGCCGAAGCGACGCCAGCGACGTCCGCATCACCACCACCCGCGACAGTGGGAGTGTTCTGGTTGGCGAAGAACTCGAACTGGTACTTGCGGCCGAGGCTACCGGACATCTGGAGATCAGCACCAGCCTGACCAGCACCCTGGAACTGCGAGAAGGCCTGCAGGCCGAGGAGATCTGCTTCGGTCTGGGAGTCGAGTTCCCAGTGCAACATGCCGTCGTTGAGAGGCACCCTGTTGTCGAAGAGGATCTTGCGTACAGCCAAGATGTCAGCCACGCTGGCTGTGCTGTTCGTTCCGGCAATCCCGTAGATGTAGGGGATGTCCGTGACGAGCGTGTTGAGGTCGCGGTCGATCTGATCGGCGATCGCGTAGGCAGCAGGCATGATGTGATCCTGGATGATCACGTCGGTAGTGAAGGTCAGTTCCTTGTCGGTGAGACCGAACTTGACTTCCTTCCACTTGTTCAGCACGATGCTGGTCTGGTTCGCGGCGACGTCCTGTGTCGTACCACCAGTGCTGGTGTTGACGTCGGTCGCGGAGAACGTGCCAGGCACGTTGACCATGATGGTCGAGCCCTTCTGCTGGGGAGCCTTGTCGTATCCACGATAGACGCGACCGGCCATGCCGAGAGCTTTGCGGAGGGCGATGAGGCCTTCCTGAGCGTAGAAGAGAGGATCGTAGAGTGCGAGCTGGTTAGACATGAGTGTCTCCTGTAGTCCAGCGGTTGAGGTTGAGGGTTTTTGAGAGAACCTTCAGGCACAGCCTAAGGACTTTGGAGAGTCACAGTCTCCTGGTCTTGCCCTTTCTAGATACTACCTGCTTCTACTAGTCCACGATCTGCACGTTCTGACCAACTTTGGCAGCGGCATCCTTGACCGCAGCGTACTTGTTGGTGTCTCGAGCATCAGCACGACTGATGGTGTATCCGCCTCGCGAACCACCACCCTGCCCAGCACCAGACTGGGCACCAGCGCCAGAGGCCGAGTTGAAGAGGTGCGGACCCTTCTCGAGCAGGGGACCTCTGATCCAGTCACCGATACCCAGCTCCTTGCCTTCCTTGTTGTAGAGCGGTTTGTCGCCTTCACGAGCGACCACCTTGTCCCCTTCCAGACTGAAGATCTGCCTGCCACGGAGAAGGACGTCATCGATGGCAGTGTCACGGACACCAGCACCCTTCGCTTCAAGAAGGATATGGTTGTCGATGAGTTCCTTCTCGAGTCGTTTCTGCAACAGAGACGACCCATTTGTCAGGTCCAGAATCTTCTTGTCGTACTCCTTCTTCAGCTCTTCGGTGCGCTGGGCCAACAGTTCCTCGACCTTGCCTGCGTCGATGAGCTTCTTGTCGGCTGACTTGCGTTTCTCTTCGATGAGCTGCTTGACTTCAGCAATGTCAAGGCCTTCGAATTCCTTGAACTTTTCTTTGCTCTGACGATGCGAGTTGCGCTCGTTCTCGAGAGCTCCAGTGAGGTTCGAGATGTCCTCACTGATATCGATGTCCAGCATGAATCTGCCGTTCTTCTCGACCCACGGCAGAGTTGCAAACTCAGCGGGGATCTCAGCTTTCGTCGCGTACCAGCGTTTCATGTTCATGGGCGAGCCTCCGACATAGATTGTCGCTCTTAAATCGATTCCAAGGTCGTCGTAATTTAAACATCTTTGTCACAGAGAAGATCTACCTAGCTACAACCCTGATCTCAATCGTACGCTCTTCTGTACGTCCGCCTGCGGTCGTGATCTCGCAACTCACTTTGTAACTGACTCCGATCGTTCCACCAGAGATCCAGACGTTAGCCACAGTTGCCGTCTCGCTCTGTGCCGTCTTGGTGAGCCCGGTGGGTAAAGTCCAGACAGCAGTAACAATTGTGTCAGTTCCTAGCCACTTCGACCAGTTGAATGGGTAGTCTAGCACTCCTCCTGGAGTCTTATAGATCCAAGGAATCGTAGAGCCAGCTTCGAGAATCAGACCTGTGGACATTCGTAGCTCCTATTTTCGTAAGGGATGACGAGGGTTCTGGTCTCATCCTCGATCACCAAGGTCCTGGACTCAGCGGAAACGTAGTAAGTGCGATCTTCTTCGATGACGAACTCTCTCGATTCAGCAGTGACATAGTACATTCGGTCGAGGGAGGGAGGCGCATTGTAGCTGTAGGACTCGAGGGTTGGTTCGTCGGTTTGAAATGTGGCTGTCGCCGCTCCAGGAGCGCAAAGCTGGATAGCCAGTGAGGGCAAGGACGAGTTGGAAGCGATCTGGGTAGGCGAGGGTACCGCCAGGTAGATCGCGAGGCTTGTGGGCCCACTGGCAGTCGTAATTGTAGCAGGACCAGGAACAAAGAGCGATCTCGTGGTAGTGATGCCAGGGCTAGTTGTTGAGAAGAAAATCGCCGCAGAGCTAGGGACAGCGAGATTCTTAGCCAAACTGGGAGCAAAAGTAGCTGTAGAGATGCTCGTCGCTGATGGAACAAACAACGAAACTGATTGCTGGAGCGAAGGAGCTGTTGTCGCTGTCGCAATAGCAACAGCAGAAGGAACTAACAACTGATTGCTAATGGATGGCGCTGTCGTAGCAGTATTTATCGCTGTCGCTGAAGGAGCAGCAAGGCTGATGAGCAACGAAGCAGCAGCAGCAAGGAAAGCGATCGCAGCGGCAGCAGGGACTTGGAGATTTATTGTCTGTCCGATGCTCGGAGGCGTCGAAACCGTCACAATGGTCGCTGCTGCTGGCACTGTTAGGTTTTTCAACAGACTTGGTGCTGTGGATGCTGTCGAGATCGAACTAGCTGCTGGAACTGCGAGACTGACTGCCAGGCTTGGGGATCCCGAAGTTGTCGTGATTGCTGTCGCAGAAGGGACCTGCAGACTGGTTGAT